TCGATCTCACAATCGTCCTTATCGGATTCGACTGCCTTCGTGACCCATTTAAGAATCTGTTTCTTGGCGTGTTTCCCATAAATCTTTTCGGTCTTATCGGACGTTCGCGATTCCTCGGTATCGATACCGAGCAATCTTACGCGTTGGCGAATGAGTACATCGAACCCCAAATCGATAAGAACGTCGACGGTATCACCATCGACGACTTTCGAACACGAGTCGATTTTGTATCTGAATTCACACGGGGATTGGTTGTACGTTTCTGTCATTTTATATAAAGTTTATGGGTTTAATCTTTAATTAGATTATTAATTTAAAGATGTTGGGCATTGATATTTAAATTGAGGATGGGAAATAAAAAACATGGACCCGATGGGCGTTTCATTAGTCGTCCTTTTGAATTACTATCAGAAAAGGAATGTGCGAGATGTAAAATCACCTTACCGATCTCTAATTTTAGGAAAGACGGTTACAAAATAGTGAATGGTGAGGAAAAATATTGTTATAGGAGTAATTGTTATAACTGTACCGCCCTCGTTCAAAATATACACGTATCAAAAAGCCCCAGAAATTATCTGTCACAGGTTTACAAAAATGCAAAATGTCGTTCTAAAAAAAATAAAATACCATTTGATTTATCACTTGATGAATGGTGTGAGATATATCATAATCAAAATGGATTGTGTGCACTTTCGGGTTTGAAAATGACACATCAAAGACAAACAGAAGGTATTATTAGACGTGCATTTTCGGGTGAAAGCAATCATAGATTTTGGTATAATATAAGTCCTGACCAGATTGAACCAAGTAAGGGATATACAAGAGGAAACTTACAATTCGTTTGCACCATGATTAACACGATGAAAATGACAATGAGTACGAATCAGTTTTTAGAATTTTGTAAAATGGTTTACCTCAAATCCTTATCAGCAGTGTAATTACAAATCAAATTCCTTCTTAGTCCCACCATCGTACGCGTTCACGAACCCGGTATCTATCATTTTTTTGTTAATCGAAACCATATCCCTTCTATTTTTGTAGACGAAAACGAGTGTTCGCCCGTACTTATCATTTTTCTTACACGAAATCCATACCCACCCGTTTACATTAAAATTACACTTGAACGGGTTCCATGGAACATGTTTAGATCTATCATCGTACCCTAAAAAACTTGCGAACGTATACTTGGCACGTTTTGCCATGGCAATGTGTTTATCTCGGTTAGGTGTATCTCTAGGTGGTTTCATTTCGGGTGCGTCGTACCCGACAGTTCGAAACGTAAATTTCAAAACGCGATTGTGAAGTATAATACACGCTTTGAACGTATCACCGTCATAAACGTCGGTGACCTTAGCGTACCCTTCGTACTTATCGAGACTAAAAACAGGTATGGTTTCATCTATTACAGAGAGTTTACGCTTTGTAAAACAATACATTATTTATATTACTATATATTCTTTTAATTACAATTTTCTATTATTATCAAATTCACGATGACATTCTTCGCATAAAGTAGCGATCGGGTAGATTTTGTGTAATTCTATAAACTTTCGAAGAAAAATATCAGAATGATAACCATCGTCCGTGTATGATTCTGATATAGCTATTTTGAGCATTTCGGGTCGATCTTTTATTGTATGTGCTCGTGTTAACTTCTTACCTTTACATTCTTTATCACAACCACACTTCAAACACGTTGGTTCAGTTTTGAAAAAAGTGTGTACCAGATTAGCAGCGTTAGCTTTTGAGTAATGCAAAATATTTTTGGGAATAGTATTTTTGGGGAACGTAACCCTATTTTTTTCATCAATGATCTGAATTTTGTTTTTTTGTAACTTTCCGTCTATAAAATTGATACACTTTTTCTTTTCTACCTTAAACATACACGAATTAACATCGCGTAAATTTTCAATATCATCGTTTATGTACCAATTTGATACTAATTCACATAAATCATCCATTATATCATCATTGTTATCTTCGGTAATTTTCAGACACTTTGTTTCTTCATCGCGTTCAAATTTATCACCCGTAGTTAAAAATCGGTAAACTTCGATCATGGATCGGAACCGTGTACCATTCGGTGAAAAATAGTAATTGTCGGTCGCACCTTCGGATTTACCTGATTTTCGAGTTTCAATTTTTACATACCAATCATTGTTTATCTCCCGTCCCTTATCTTTTAGGTATGCCTTGAGCCTGTTAAGTACCTTTTCATTTTCAGATAACATGGTTATTTATTTTATATTTTTTAAAGACGGTACAACTTAAGTCTTTTTTAGACCTTTTTTATAGAGGGAAAATTGTTTATTTTTGAACAATTTGGGTTTTTACCAGGCGAGTGCGTTTTTTATCCAAAAAAAAATGTTTTAAATTTAATTTAAAAGATTTGCATTTTTTTTCAAAAGCTCTTTTTTTCACGACTTTTTTTTCGGGTCAAAATCCGTGGTTCACAATTCGAAACCTTTTTTATATACATACATATTTATACATATAATTTAGAGACAATTTTAAAATAGATATTAGTAAATAAAATAAATAAATAAATCATTTATTCATTTGTAATATATATATGAGTGAAATTTTTTTGTAAAATTTTCAATAAGTGTTTAAAATGACGAGCTAAACTATACCTATTTTATAGAGGAAATATGGTTGTAAAAAAATATTAAAAAATTTAAGTTTTCCCAGGCGAGTGCGTTTTTTCTTCGAAAAAAAATGTTTTAAATTTAATTTAAAACATTTGCATTTTTTTTAAAAAGCTCTTTTTTTTTGTGAATTTTTTTTGACCATAAATCCGTGGTTCACAAATTCAAACCTTTTTTATATACATACATATTTATACATATAATTTAGAGACAATTTTAAAATAGATATTAGTAAATAAAATAAATAAATAAATCATTTATTTATTTATAATATATATATGAGTGAAATTTTCAAAAATTTTCGATAAGTGTTTAAAATGACGGTAAACATGAACTGTATTTTAAACCATTATTTTCTATAATTTATGTCTAAATTTTACAGAATATTCTTCATATTCTTTCAAAATATTTTCGTATTTTTGTTTATATTCGACTAATTTTCTAGACGAATGTGATAAAGAACTATCGAGACTTTCGAAGTTACCTAAGTTTATACTATCTGATATGTGTGTGTTATATTTCAGTGATATTTCATCTAAAGCATCTAACATTTCGTCGGCAAATTTTATACCTTCAATAATGTGTTTGTGAACGTGTTTGTTTGGTGGTAACTTATTTTCCATAGTGAGTTATATACTATAATAAAATTAAATTATTAAGTAATTTTAAGTATGTGGATGTTATTGTGTAGACCAATCGTCATTCCTTTAAAAGCTCCAGAACAAACCATGGTTAGCACTGATATGTGTAAAATTGTATTAGTTTCTCCTACGGACAACAGGGATAGGTATGTTATAGATATACAAGATATACCTGAAATAAAAATAACACCACCACAAGAAGAACCATAAAAGATATATAAAGAATTACATATCTATTTAAAAAATGGTAAAGACTCGAAATCAATTGCGTAAATCCAACTATAAGCGAACTGCTAAACTCGGTCGCGATGTGTATCTACCAGATAAGGGCGGTTATACCGTTATCAGAAATACCCCCGGTACCGGTAACCCTAAACATCCGTTGTATATAATCGGTGATAAGAAAAAACAACTCAAAAAGAAATTGTCGAAGAAGCAGAAATGCTCGAATTATGACTGTAAAAGATGGTTCGAGGTATCGGCGCATGTAACGTGCGAAAATGATAAAGGTGATTATATTGTACCGTTATGCAGAGAGTGTAACAACCCTAAACGTTACAAACCATTCTGGGTTTCCCCTTATATTGAGATGGTACGTATTCAGAAAGTATATACTCGTCATCCATCAAAACCGATTAGTGATGACGATATTTTGGTATGATTTTATAATTTAAAGATGTAAATTGTTTAAATTATAAAATGGTAAAGGATTATGTCGAAACCGTATACAAAAACCTTGGTCCCGGCTATAGCGAGTCTGTATATCATAAGGCACTTGAAGTCTTACTTCGACAAAACGACATACCATACGAAACGGAAAGAATAGTTCCCATAGAATTTATGGGGCATAATGTAGGTAATTTACGTGCGGATTTGATTTTGAACAGTGAAATCGTGCTCGAACTCAAAGCCGTGAAGAATATGACTGATGTAATGGTAACTCAAGCACAAAATTACTTGAAACTTACAGGGTTAAAACATTCGTACCTTATAAATTTCCCACCAACACGAAACGTTGATTTAGAAATTAGGTATGTTACTTTAGATTAAAATTGTTTTTCAAGTTTATTAAATAAATTTTTCCATTTTTGGAAGTTACTTTTTGTACCACCTTTATTTGGATGAAAAAGTAACGCGCCTTTTTTGTATATCTTTTTCAAATTTGAAAGTGTTTTTGCATTTTTGAGTTGTTGTTCTAATGTTTTTGGTTTCTTAGCAGCTGCTTTCTTAGCTTCTTCTTCTTTTGCTTTCTTTTCAGCAGCTTCTTTTTTTCTTCTATTTTCATTTCTTTTTCTTGCGGCTTTTAATTTTTCATTTTCTTTGCGCTGTCTTTCACTTATTCGAGGTGATTGTCTTCTCATGGGTGAAGGTGATCCAACCCCAAACCCAAATGGACTAGACGGAGGTGTAACTCTAAATCTATTTTGATACTCGTTTGAGTTTCTAGCTGGACTTGTATAATTGTAGTATTTTGCATAAGTACTGTACTTTACTGGTGTAGGTTTTCTCTTTCTCGTGTTTTTGTATGTAACTTCTGGAGTTCCTGCGTAGTATTCATTGTTATGACGCGGTACTGATCGACTATTACTCGAGCTCATTAATATAAGTTATATTATTTTTTATCCTCCTTTTCCACCTGGTTCATTAAATACATGATAGGTATCATTTGGTATATTTTTTTCCATTCACTTTTAGACTCCTCGTAATATGCCTTGGGGTCCTTAAGACCTTCATTTATAATTTCGTTTATCTTTTCTGTGTAGAACCTGATTTCTTCTAAACAGAAATTGTAATACGGATCGTTCATTACTTATTATGAAACGCGTTTCTTTAATTATTTATTTTTTGGAAGTTTTCTTAACACTTTATTTACAGTTTTTCGCTTTTGACTCCTTGTTACCTTTGTTACACTTCTAATATCCCTTATTGAACTTTTAGCTGTATTTTTAAAATCATTTGTGATACGTTTTGCAGATTTGATTTCCTGGTTAAAAAATTTTCGAATACTTTTAAGCATTTTTATATTAAACGATATTTT